TTGTCTCTATTGAGAAATATATTAGTAAACATACTTATTGCCTTCTGATTTATATATGATCTATAAAAGTCTAATTTTTTAGTTTTTTGCTATCTTTAATTAATAACTTTGATAAGCGTGATATAACTTCTGGGTCAGATGCCTCAGAAATTAGTTGTTGGAAAAGCTCTTTATTATCTTTTGACTCTCTGGGAGGAGGGGGTGCTCCGGGGGCAGGGGCAGTTTCATTCTCTACACTCTCTACGCCTCCAGTTGCCCCAAAAGGAGGTCCTCCTCCCAAGGCAGGCTCTCCAGGCGCAGGCTCCATACCTCCCGCCCCTTCTTCCATTCCCATTCCCATTCCCATTTCTTGTTGCTGGGCGGCTTGCTCCGCTTGTTCCTCTTTCATCTGCTCCTTCATTTCTTCAATTTCACTATCAGACATCTCATAGTAATCTTTATAAATTTTTTCCATTGAGAACAATCCGGTTCCCATAACCTGCGAAACCACTGAAGCCTTTAAAGAGTCCGCATCTAATCTCCTCTTTAGAACAGTATCCGAAGGATCAGGAAGATCAATTCTTAGTTCGGAAATATCAGAGTCGGGAAATCCCTTTAATTTTAAGTGTCTCTTGGCTACGGATTCTAGACCTACCTCAACACATCTTTGGCCTCTTAAAATTACCCTAGCAAACTTAACGTCCAATTGGGACAGATTTGCTTTTCTTTCTGGGGACTTGTCTTTTTCAACCATGTAGTCCTTTGGTACTTTAAGGACTGCCAAAAGCTTATCTCGAAAATATTTAACGTCATCCACTTCCCCTAGGTTTTGCGCCCCCTGGAGGGTGTCTATCTTTGTACCTGATTTACCTTTAATAGGAACAAAGAAATCTTCATCGGCGGACATAGGATTATAACGAGAATCTATATTTCCCTTAGATGAATGATAATACTTTTCCTTCTTAAATTTTTCTTTTAGCCTCTCTACGAACATTTCTGCCTTTGTGGCAGGAAGATTACCTGTATCAATATAGAAAATACGACGCTCTGGTGCTCTAGCTAATCTGTATATTAGCATAGCATCTTCCATCAACTTTAGGGAACGAAAGACTGTCCTAGCAGACGCTGCAATACCTTTTCCATATGGATAATATACAGGGTCTGATGTGTGCAGGCGAAAATGCACTATTTGATTTTTATCAAGAGTAATATAGCTTTTATTCGCCATATTTGCAGCTTGCATCCCGTAAGCATCCCATTCATTCTTATTCGGGATTTCTTGGAGGAAATCGGTCAGGTACCCAAATTCATTCTCGACTCGTACAAGATAATTAGGATTTAATATTTTAATCCTCTGAACACCCCGATTTGGATTATTCAGATCCACCACCAGTTCAATGTAGCTGTCACCATACTTATAAGTATTTCGACAGATATCCCAATAAAATCTATCAAGTCTTATAGTCTTAAATAATTCTTTTATTTCTTCTACAACAAGCTGATTATCATGTACAATTTGCCATCTCTCCCCCCTTAGGTTTTTTTGAGTAGTATCGTCTGCATAGATATCATACGCAGCGGCAACCTCAGGATAATCATCCATAACCTCAAATTCTTTATAACGCTCTTTCTTATTTTGCTCATGCTGCGTTACAATCGGAGAGGAATAAGTTCTACCCCAGCCCTTAGATCCTGGTCTATCTGAGGGCTTTACAGGATCAGGGTGTACAACGGCATCCCCCGCTTTTGACGGGGTTTCAAGTTCTCGCACTACCGTAGCCTGAGCCTTCGTTGCAAAGAACTTAGCGAAGAATCGGCCTAACAATCCATCGGGCCAGAAATATGCTTGTTGTCTATTTCCAACACCCCCACCGAACTCGGTGTACCCTTCTTTTAACTGGTTATTTTTCTCTACTTCATCAGCCATGTTAAGTCTTCCTCGGTTATTTCATTAAAAGAGGTTTTCAATGTATATTTAGTATTTAGAGAAGGCATTAAAGGTTTATCTTCTACCTCTTTTCTCAATATTTCCATGGGGGTAGTCTCCCCTAATATTTTAATTGCATGGCAAGCAACGGCTAAACTCATAACTAAGTCATCGTGCATGCCCTCATCAGCCTCTGCTTTACCCGCCTCATTGACAATAAAAGTTAAAAGTTCCTCCGTAGTTCTCTTAGAGTTTATTTTAAGTTTTTTAACTCGGATAAATTCTTCCATCACTGCGAGCATAGATTCTCTAGATTTAGGGGTCAGAGTGAAGCCCAACTCGCCTTTATCATCCATGAGGATATTATCATACTCCAAAAAATGAAATAAGGTTTCGATCAAATTCATCCCGATGCCATTTCTTTCAACTGCAAGGTATGCATTATTATACTTCTTTGCAGTTTCAAAAATAATTTTGGCGAACTCATTCATAGGAGTTTTATTTGAGTAGAACTCGGCTACTTGCTCACCCGTGTAAAGATTAATAACATGGAATGCAGAATGGTCCCTCTCCCTGCCTAAAGAAGTATCAACTGATATGATATAATCGTACACGGGCAAGGGATCTTTCCAGATACGCAGTCGCTTCCAGTAGGATTCATAATAGTCCTCATTTGCATTTTCATAAAGTAATCTAAGAATGCTACCCTCAACGTAAGTATCTCCCGTCCCCAAAAATTCTGATTCATACTCTTGAAGCCATTTTCTATGAGGCATATTAGAGCGGGTGATTTTTTCCCAGTCATCTACATTGATTTCATACCCTAACATCTCGTCATATAAATCCTCATATCCAGGATGCCTTCTATACTCAGGGTGATCCTCCCATTTAATGTTAATTAGGTTAAATTCGTTATCATTATTTTCTGAGTCTCTCACTAGATGATGGAAAAAATTTCCCATACCGTTAACAGTGGATAAAACAAAAGCTGCACCTCCTGTGGAGATAGTTGGGTAAGCAGCAGCCCAAATAGTATCAATGTGTTCGATAAAAGCTGCTTCGTCAATAATTAGAAGCGAACCCGCGAGGGAACGTCCAGCCTCTTTTGATGATGCTCTAGATTTAATAATTGATCCATTTATTAATCGAAAAGTGTGTTTGTTCCTCTCTTGAATTCCTACCTGTAAGTAAGCAGGCAGTTCTTCATACATAATTTTTATACGTTCCAGCAACTCGGTGGATTCCGCCTCTCCTTTTGATAAGATTGGAATTGTCTGGTGTTTGGTAAACGTTGCCCTCCATAGGGAATATGCAGCAGCAAGAGTTGTACACCCGGCTTGTCTGAACTTTTTTAAGACATTAAAACGGTACTCCTCCAAGGCCCTAACAATCTCAATTTGGAAGGGATATAATTTAAACTTCACCAGACCTCTTTTGGGATGAACTACCTTTATATGATTATTAATAAAATATACAGGATCTTTTGCACACTTCTTAAAATCTTCTATAATGAATTGAGAATCCATAATCTATTATACTCAATGACCTACCATGCATTTATATGCTCGCGGAGTAATGAACTTACTCCTACGAAGAAAAACCTACTAAGTTATTTAGATAAAGCAGGAGTTAAAACCAAACTAATCCTGGGAGCAAAATCCATATTTGCAGGGTATGAGAGGGCGTTTAGAGCAGCCCAACCAGAATCGGAAGATACAATTATTCTATGTCATGATGATGTAGAAATTTTAACTCCTTGGGAAAAAGCTAAAGAAGAAATAGAAAAATATTTTAATATGGATAAAACGGGCTTCCTAGGGGTTGCTGGGGCCACTGAATTAAGGACTGACGCTGTCTGGTGGAATAAAGATTGCTGGGAGGGGGGTCTGTTACGGGGTAATGTAAGACACGGCCTAACCTATGAAGACTCATACGAAACGGCTTTTGGCCCTTCTGGTAGCCCCTACGGGGAAGTAGTTGTGATGGACGGAGTATTTCTTGTCGTTAAGGCGGGGACCCTTCGTGCAATAGAATTAAAAAAACCTTTCTATTTTGAAGGAGACTGGGACTTTTATGATATCTATTATACATCTAAAGCGATTCGGAAAGGATATAGAAACTATGTAATAGAACTTGATGTATTACATAATTCAAAAGGTGACCTAGGTGGCAGGGAGTCCTGGCATAAAAATAGAGAAGCCTTCATCAAGAAAAATGACTTACCTTTAAAAATAAAATGGAATACTTAATAGATATTTTAATTTGGTGTTTGATAGTTTTTAGTATCAGTAACACCCTTGCAGTCTCGGTGCTGTTCCAACCTGTTAGAGATTTACTACATCCCGTTGGCATTAGACAGTATGCCAAGAATGAATGGAAGGTGTGGGATTCAAAGAAGGAAGATTGGGTACTGACCGATAAAAGACCAATCCCAATCTTAGGTAAACTTATTACCTGCCCTATGTGTTTAGGGTTTTGGTTTGGACTAGTAATGAGCGTAGTGTGGTTCTCTCCATCCCACAATATTATCACTGATGGCTTCTTCGGGAGTATTTCTTCCTGGTTGCTATACTTATCAATACAGGAAAAGCAATTTGGGCAGCACCAGGGTTGAAGCTAGACTAGTTAATATTTATAGTTAATAAATATGGGATATAGATACAGAACCACGGGCGATAGTTTTAAAAAATTTAATTGCCATAACTGCGGAAAAAAAGTAACTAAAAGAACCTCAACTGCAATAAATACTGTAGAGGACGGTTGTCGAACTGGCTCAACTGGTGAAGCCCGATTGTGGCTGTCCAAGGATAGGGGCAAGCGAGAAGTGACTAAAAAATTGGCCTCGCCTAGGGTATGCAAAGGAGGATGCAAGAAAAGTGATACATAATCTAATAACTAAAAAGTGGGGACTTCGACGAGTAACGCATTGTGCTGCTGGGTGTTGACTAGTAACTTTCCGGGTATTTGTGATTCCATTCATCATCATCCTTAAGAAGTTCTGTTATCTCTGAATGGGTATACTTTGTGTAGCTTCCAAATCCCCATGGGGCGAATCCTGTAAAGTCTAGGACTACTTTTCTTTCTCCAAACCCCTCCACATTTTTCCTCATGGCCGACATAGTGGAATAACCAAACTTACCGATGTTTGATTCTTTCATTTTAGAGTAAGGAACGATTATATATTTTCTCATGGTACAGTTGTGCTAAATGCACCTCCATTATTAGTTCCTGCGCTCTCATTCCCTGAATCATCTGTACAGTCCCCCGCATTAAAAGAGTAGTATAATTTCAAATTTGCCTTCTTAGAGTGATCCTCAGAGACATCAAAAGCAGTTCCACTATTGTAAAGTTCCGAAACTTCCCCTGCTGTTAGATTTGTATTAAAAATACAAAGTTCATCTACAAAGGCATCAGGGTAATGATCATCATAAACTACATTTCGTCCAATAACTATGTTATTAGCATGGCTAGTATTAAAACTTACTGCTTCTGTCGCTACTTCTGAACCATTAACATATACAAAAACCGAATCCGATCCAAGGCCACTCTCGTCGGTTTTGTAGACAAAAGCCAGATGCTTCCAATTTCCTACAGATCCAGCAACATCAAAATCAATATCAGTACCCCAATGATTTAGTCTGTACTGACCAGCGGTACCTGATCTAGCCCTGCAAGTCAAGTCTGCCTCCGAAGATCCCGCACCCATGCTGACTAGTGCTCTATTAGTTGCCCAGGTAGTCCAATTTACCCAAAACGCTATAGTTTTGTTATTAGTACCATTTATTCCCAAATCCTGAGGTGTTACTCCTGTATCGATATAATCGTTAACACCATCCATATCATATGACTTGATGTTAACGTAAAGAGCCGCAGGATTATCTTCTGCTACTTCCGCAGGAGGAATAAGGGGAGGAGCTAATATTGTTCCTCGTCTGGAACTGGCGATACTCAATCCCCCAGAAAAGGGGTAGGGCTTATAGAACTTTCCCACTAACTACCCCTTACAGTCCAGTTTCTATCCAGATCTCGCTGATCATTCACAGGAATTATATTGCCGTAAGTTACAACAAATCGACCTCTAGATCCTAGTTGATTGTAAACAGTGATTGCGGCAGTCCTATCAGGTGGGACAAAGGACATTTCTACAGAAGCGTCTGCTGTGCCTGCTACACCTCCAGCCCCTGCCCCTACATCTGCGGTCGCGGAGGCTAGGACTTGTGCCCCATACACACCGGAAGGTTCCACAAAGAAATATCCAGTGTCTCCACTTGCACCTCCTTGGGTACTGCTAAGATTTCTACATTGAACAGAAAAATAATTACAGTCTAGAAGGGTGCCTCCTGTATCCTTAAATTGAATACTAGAAACTGCGGTATCTACAAGGTCTATAACTTTAACATATGATTTTAGGGCTGATCTCATTTTAATCCTTTGATTCTAAAATATATATTACCCTTACGGGCCTTGTTCAAAAGTAATTTATAACACCTTTGCAGCGAATGCGATAGTTACAGGGATTAGTCCCGCCATCAGTCCCCAGATTCCAGATTTAACTTTTAATAAAATAACATCTGAACGTAGCATATCAAGTTTCTTTTCAATCATCCCCATTCGG